AAAATCTCTTCTTAGTAAAGGTTCTCCACCTAAAATAGATAAATGGTCTTGTACATTTAGATTTTTTGCTATGCTTTCAATATCTTTCAGAAATTGATCTCCATCAACATCGGGGGTGTTTTTGTCAGTCAAATCACTAAAATGGTTACACCCCTCACAAGCCAAGTTACAGCGGTGATGGATATGAACATTTACAATATCGACATTTCTTAATCTTTCCAACATTAAAAAATATCCTCTCTATCTTTGTTTACTTTTGTCGGTACACAAATAGCAGTATACTTAACACTTTTATTTTCTGGAAGAGGTTTAGCAGGGTTTTTATTTATTCTATTAGCAAAATAAAAACAATCATCTATGCTTCTAAAATAACTCTCATCTTTTATTTGTATTCCTAGATAGGTTACAAGGGCAAATACTAATGTCATTTATTATCTACTTTAGAGAATTTAGATTTTTGTCTAGTATTTAGTTGGGCACTAAAGTGCTTTCGCACAGGTTCAGGATTCTTAACATTACGTAAAAGCATTGTTATTGCTCTATAGCCATCACCTATAAACACTAAATGGTTATTTTTATATAACCTACCTTTGTTAGGGTTATTTAAATCTAGTACAAAGTCTTCGTGAATAAAAATCATCGCTCTCTACTTTTTAATTTGGTTTAGACTATCAATAACGCTATCAATATTTGGTTCAGGCTGTCCTGGATTATATATACATTTATATTGTTTAGGGCAGTCCTTTTCATACATTAATTCAAATGTTCGGTTACCGCCTCTATAAATACAAGCTTGTTGCCCAGTTGTCTTAGACCTAATTCTTTTTGCTAACCTGCAAGTAGTATATTTTTTTTGTTTTACCTCGCCTCTATGTATCTTTTGTTGCTTTGTATAATCTTTTTTAGCACCAATAGTTTTAGCACCTGATGTAGGTGGTGAGGGTATAAGAAAAAGTGCTAAAGCTATTATTATCTTTAAAACCATGATCTAGGGTGTCCAAACATGCCAATCGCAATACTTCCAAAGAAATAGCACAATCCAGCGAATGCTGCGATACCTATAATTAATCCTATTGCATTAAATATTTCTCTTTGACGCTCTTGTTGGGCATATATTTGTTTTTGTCTATCTTTTCTTATTTGAGCCTGAAGTGCGACAATCTCATTCCAACTATTAGGACCATGAACCATATTAACATATTGTCGTAATTCTAGTTCCATTGCTTCTGCTTTCTTTTTAGCAGCAAATATATTCATAGCATCCTGTTCGATACTTGATCCAGCAAATATCTTTTTAAACAGTGGTGGCTTCTTATTCATTTTGTCGGCTTGATCAATATCAGAAACTGCACCCATCCAGCGACCCATGTCACCGTACATTGCTTCAATATCTCTGCCTACTTCAAAACCTTTTTTTATTACATTAAACGCAGCAGTAGCTGCGGCAACGGCTGATATGGGGTCTATCATTCGTTTTCTCACTTTCAGAGGGTATATCTAAAGTATAACTTATTCTCTAGATATGTCAAATTTTTGACTTTAATAAGCATGATTTGATGACACATATAGTATAAAAAACAGTAGAAAGTAAAAAATATAAATAAACATGACGAAGCTCCTATAAATAAATTATAGATCATCGTTACTATTTGTCAAATTATTGACACTTATGTCCGCGTCAATAATTTGGCAATAGTCAATATTTTGACACTATTTTCTGTCATTTTTTTGACTAGGCGTGTTTACTGCTTTTTCGTAGTAAACGATAATTTGCTGTTGCTGGTTTAGGTACCTGCGCATATCAGCAATGTTTATAGCTAAATTTTCGTAGTCTTTCATGCTTAAAGCTACGTAAGCTAACTCGCCATAAATTTCTGTAAATTCTTTTACAAAGTCTTCATAATTATCTTTAGTTACTACAAATACTCTAGTATCACTTAGGCTTAACGGTTTTGGCCTTGCTACTGCTGGTATCTGTATCTGTTCTATTTTCGTTACCGTTTTTATTTCCGGTTCCATCCTCAGACTGCTGCAGCCAGCTAGGCTTATCAGACTTGTTAGTATTACCAGTTTCTTCCATGATACCTTGCCACAATTTATAACTTGCGCCATTCATTTTTCCTTCCAAAACTTTTGAATCTTTTAAAGCTTCAACTACTAAATTTAATTTATTTAATTTAGATCTTAATTCGTCTCTATAGGCTTCTGCTTTTTGTAGATCAACTTGTAGTTTTTTGTTTAAATTAGCCATTTTAGCTATATTAGTTTTCAGTTGATTAATGCTTTTTTCAGATGTCTCAAACGCTACTTTTAGTTTAGTATTATTTTTAGTTAAAACTGCTATTCTATTTTGAGTGGTATCGTAATAATATTTAGCACCATAACCTATAACTCCAACAACTCCAATTACAAATATTAGTGCATAAACTTTAATCATCGATCTGTACTGCTCGCATGCGAGCAACCAATCTGTCTGCACGTTTTGTTACCTGCTTATACCAGTTTGAATCAACCATTTCATCTGCAGCAGCGTTCCAATCACGCGCATCTACTCCACGTTTCATACCTTTGAACTTACTTAGTCTTGGACGACCCATGTTAAACATCATGTTTGCAATAATCAGTTGGACTTCTTCTGGGAGGTCATCAAAGTCAGAATATAGTCGCTCGCAGTCGGCGAGGACAGTTTTGACGTCGTTGTCAAAGGCTGAATTGCATCTATCTTCTGAGACAGGTGTTCCAACTTCTTGTCCATATTCTGGATCACTATCCAGGACCAAATGACCGATACCAAAAGTAGGCAAGCTGAGATGGTCAAGGTATATCTTATTAACTGAGCCTTCGTCATATGCAATCTCTTTTCTTAATTTATCTATGTTCATTTATTTTTCCAATCTTAATTAAATTTTTTCTTATGATAGTTTTTTCTTCTATAATAATCTTTTCTATCTTCGCGTATTTCTGACCTCATATTATTGTAAGCATCTGCACTTGTTCCTGATAGATTATCAATATGTTCGCTCCACTCTTCTCTCTTATAAGGTATTATCTGTATAAAAGGGCTTCCAGCAGGTATATTTACTTGTACACCTTCTTGCAGTGAAGGAACAATAAAAGGAAAATTTACTATTCCTTCATAACTATCTGAATCTACAATCCCACATAAAGGGATATAAGGTAATTCAAACTGATTCATTGGGGGTAAAAATAAACAAGAGTAACCTTTAGGAACTTTTATTCTCCAAGGAGATATAAACTTTAAAATTAAAAAGTCTTCAAAAGGAGATCCTTCAATTTGAGGTTTAGAGTGAGTTTCGATAGGTTTAAATGTTTCCATCTCTTTCCTATGTCTCTCGTCTAAAAATATTGTTCTTACTTTACCTTTTTCAACTGTTAGTTGTAAATCAACGTGTGTTACAAAAGTGTAACCTGCACTCATGGCATCTATAAACGGAACACATTTTTTTACTGTTTCTAAAGATTCGTTTTGGTCATTTTTAGTAACCGACATTGGTTTCATCTTTTTAAACCAAGGTGGTATTAATTTCCTTGAGGGTACTGGTGGTACTATAATATGGTTAGGATATTGTTGTGCTAGTTCAAAAGAAATTATCTGTTTCATTATCTACCTTTTACGTGTTTTTGACTTTTTGGAGGTGACTTTTTAGAGCCGCTAGGTCCTGACCAATATTCTTTATTAGCCCAGTAAGCTGCTGACATGGGTCCCTTTGCGATGTTTCTGCCGTGTCTTGCTTTAAAACTTTTTCGTGCTTCTGGAGAGTAGTTATGACCCATCGAACTGTCTCCAAAGTGTATAAGTTTAATTTTCTCGCCAGCTTTGGCGAGTACCATGCCTTTTTTCTCGCTTCTGCTTGATCTTCTTGGTTTGTTGAATCCATCAAATGTAGTTCCTCTATATTTAATTTTACCTGAAGGTAATCTTTCTACTCCTGGGTACTTAGACATTTTTTATATCTCTTTTCTATTTCACAGACTACTTTCCATATATTAGGGTGTAATTGTGGATATTTTTCTTGATTTCTTAATGCGCTCATTATAAACGATTTTTCTTTTTCAGTCAAAGGTTTAGTTTCAAAAAACTTAATTAGATTGCTTCTAAGCCTTCTAGTTTTGGTCATTACTACACCTTTCACATCTACACACTTTACACGCCTCGTATTGTCCTTCCGGACCGTGGTCATATGCTCTTCGATACTCTTTCCACAAAGGGGTTCCACAGTGTGATTCGTGTCCGCAATTTTGACAACTTGTCATTTTATACTCTCTACTTTCTTCTTTTACTTCATATATAAACGGATCTTCATGCCGTAGTTGTCGGAGTTTATACCAAAAAATTAAATCATTAACCCAGTCTATCAAACTCTATTCTCCTGTTTTTTAAAAATGGAAGATAAGGCACGGCGTCTTTCTCGAATATTTGTGGCTCTCCATCAGCGACGGTAACGAGCACTGCAATGTTTCGTATACCTGTACCGTACAATTCATTATGGGCAACAGCATAAGCACAACACTGAATAAAATAATCTTTAATTTGTGATTCATATTTTTTCTTCTTTGAGGTTTTAAAATCAATAATAGTAGGTTTACCTTTCCAGATACCTACCATATCAGTTCTGCCTGCATATCTGAGTTTTCTACTCCACAAAACTTGTTCTTGACCCCACACATCTTCTACTCCTGACTCGGCAATTCGAATCAAGTCTTTACTCATTTGTATGACGTCACTTTTTTCTTGTGAAAGTTTTGAATATATATCTTCTCCATTGAAGTGTTGTTCAGCAAATTCATGAACTGCTGTTCCACGGTCAGTTGCTTCTTTAGAGACTCGGGCAGCCTCTTCTTCTCCAACTTTTTCTTTCCATTTCTGTAACCAAACATTGTTAGCAGTCTTCCCAAGTATAGTAGTAATAGACGGAAAAGATCCGTCAGGCGTATGATACGTTCTTCCAGTAGGTAGAGTATCAGTTTCTACTTCTGTTAGGTAATTAAATTTCATTTTTTTTATACTTTTTGTGTAATTTTTCAACGGTTTCTTGGTGAACACAAGCTAAATGAAAAGTCTGTGTTTTGGGAAACATTTCTAAAATTTCTTTTTTAAAGTGTTCGCTTGATTTATAAAGATGTGAAAGACATGCTGGTTTATTAGCAAATTTCCACTCAGCATTAATCTTAATTACAGGGTCAATGGTTGTATTAGGTGTCATATATATGACGGCCATTATTAGCCACTTCATTATTAAAATCCTCCACTGTGTTAACTATTGGTTTTCCTCTAGCATTTAAACTTGTATTAATTAGAATAGGATAACCTGCTTTTGTTGTTATTTTTAAGATCTCTGCTAGTTTACTATTAGTTTTATCCGTTACTACCTGTAACCTAGCATTATTCAAACCGCTACTAAACCATTTTTCCGTAAGATTATCAGAAACAAATAACATATCAAAATTATAGTTATTATTATAGACAAAAAAATACGATTTAGCAACTTCTTCTAAACATATAGGTGCCCAAGGTCTCCAATAATCTGTATGTCTACCTTTTAAAATATGTAGTTTTTTTGAGTTCTCATCAGTAGGCAGAGCTATAAAAGACCTATTGCCTAATGCTCTAGGACCGAATTCAGCTTTACCATGTAATAAAGGAACTATGGCACCTTTTAGCACTCTATCAGCTATATCTTCAACGTCTATATTTGTTTTACAATCATAACCTATAAAAGGTCCTGTCCAAGTAGGTCGCGTTATTAATGCAGCAGCGCCAAGAGCGCATCCCGCATCACCAGACGCAGGTTGAATTGCTATCTCCGTGAAGTTACTGTGCTTAGCTAAGACTGTGTTAGCAACACAATTAAGGGCTACACCTCCAGAATATGCTAAATTAGTCATTCCTGTTTCTTTTTGTAGCCATACTGCCATTGTTAGTAGTGCTTTTTCAAGCACCTTTTGTACACTAGCAGCTATATCCCAATCTAAAGTACCATAACCTACTCCTCTACGTAAATCTACTTTAAGTTGATAACTATTGTCAGCAATGTTAAGAAAATTATCTTCTATATAATTTGACCATTTTGGTTTACCAAAACTAGCAGCAGCCATAACTTGAGACTCATCTTGTAAGGGTGTTAACCCTAAAAGCCTGGTAGCAGTAGAGTAAAACAAACCAAGGCTGTTAGGATAAGGAATCCTTTTCAACCAAGTAAACTTGCCTTTATCGTAGACACCTAAACTAGTAGAATAACTACCACCAATAGTATCTACAACCATAACAGCACACTGCTTCCAGGGTGTCATTAGTATAGAACTCATAGCATGACACTCGTGATGGTCAAAGTATATAATTTCTGCTTTAGGGAATTGTGATTTAATTATTGATCTTGTTTTACGTTTTTTTCTATCATCATAGTATGCAACGGTTTTTATTTCGTTTGTAATACTTTGTAAATAATCTATAGAATTTTTAGGCCAGCTCTTGTCATATTTGATTCTAGTAAATCGTTCTTCTTGACAAGCTCCTATAATTTTGCCTTTTTTTATTATTGCGGCAGCACTATCATGGTGAAACGCCGAAACGCCTAGTATACTCATCGAAATAAACTTTCTTAGCTTTGTTGTAGATAGTGCTTGTTAAACTTTTGTAGTTAGCATCTGTTATAAATTTAACCATACACCATCTATCATGTGTTATATCAGGATGCACTCTATGTGCAATAAATCCAGGAAAAACAATACTCAATCCAGGTTTAGGGTATATTCTTGCTATAATTTTTTTAGGGTGAGGAGCTGACCACATAGTATTAACTACAGGTGCAGAATCAAGATCAAACTCAGCTAGTTCTAGAGGTGCACCTTCTGTAATATAAATAATATGAGTCCAATACCTACCATGAGAATCAGCGAACACAACTTTTTGTTCTTTATGATACCAGTTACAACTATCAAAATGCCAGTCATATGTCTTTTCGGGTGTTAACTTAATAGCATGAAAATCAGTGCCTTGTATGCCTGCTGTAATTTGATTATTTTTTTCAGTAGCATGCCTGTTAAACATAGCTTCCATCTTAGAAGCTTTTTTGCTAACAGAATCTAAATAATCAACATCAATGCAAAATTTATACTTGTTATCTATAAATTGATTCACGAATCTCTCTGTACATTTGCTAGATCTAGGTGTATACCCCACGTTTTTTGAACATCTGCTGCAGTTCTAAGTGCTATTCTAGAATGTCCGTGCTGGTTACAATGTCCTCTACCGTCTCCATGTGCTTTTCTTTCATCTCCTATATGATAATCTCTCATACAAGAATAATTATTTAACCATACGTGGTCATACAACGATGGTCTATATATTGGGTAAATTATCAAGTTCTCATTACCAATTTTCTCAATAACACTTAATACCCACATAGCTGAAGTTTTCTTTAACCAAGTGCTAGTAGTAAGTTTTTTAAACCATAAGGTTCGGGTAAGTTCTCCCCAAGAGTCCTGAGGTCCCCAATCATAAGGTAGTAAATAAGTACCATTTCCCTTTGGATCACTTTGATTCCAATGAGTGAGATTCCAAATTATTAACTCTCCAGGCTGATAAGTATCTAAAATATGCTCACACTGAGCGTCAATAGTAATTCCCGAGTGTCCCCACATCCTAGTTAATCCTAGTAGGTGAGGCCATGGGTATCTTACGTCAAGAGTTGGTTCAATCCAACTGGTTCCAATAACTCTAATGTTATTTGTCATAACACATTTCTACAAGCTCTATAAAAGAATCAAAATCTTCTTGGACTTCGCTTAGGTTTTGTTTTCTAACAGTAACGGCAATCTTCCTAGCAGTAGGCATAGGAATTTCATATTCTGTTTTTATTTCTTTAAGAATCTCGCTGATGTGTTCTCTGATTGCTTCGTCTTGTATCATTAGATCAACAATTTTATTGATCTTTTTTTGTAACTCTTTCTTCTCTTCGGGCATTTAGCTCTCCACTATTTTAAAGGTTGTTCGTACTAATTCGGGTTTTTTTCGTATAATTTTATTAGTTTGAAGATCTGCTACAGCTTCATGAAATAACTTTTGAGTTAGGGTTCTATTATCACCTCGACTCCTATTATCTTTCCATCGAGTTGCAATAACTTTTTGATATAATAAATTATAGGCTAGAATCATATTAGCACTACCAATCTCACGGCTGCCTGCGCAGTCTCCCGATGGTCGAGGGGTGCATAACTCATAGTCTGGAACACTCATTATTTCTTCTGTCTCATCATCATACACTTCTACAGGTAGT